CACTAGCGTTAACGGTAAGACTGGAGCAGTCAGCCTATCCGCTGGTGACGTTGGTGCGGCAACAGCTAGCCACACTCACTCAGGCTACGCGGCGAGTAACCACACTCACAGTGAGTACGCGGCGAGCAACCACACGCACTCATATGCGCCTTCAAGCCACACGCACGGGGCCAGTCAGATTTCGTCGGGCACGTTCGGCGCGGGTACGTTCCGATTCCAAGGCGCTGTAACTGCTAGTGGTGATATCACTGCCTACTACTCTTCCGATGAACGACTGAAGAAGAACGTAGAGCCTCTTAGCGGACTCGACCTGTGCGCCAAGCTGAACGGTTACCGATTCACTTGGGACATGGAGTTGTGCTCTTCGCTCGGCATGGAGCAGGCAGGTGAGGACGTGGGCGTGATCGCTCAGGAAGTCATGGAGGTGATACCGGAGGTATGCACCGTTCGAGACAACGGCTACCTAGCTGTGCGTTACGAGAAGCTGGTGCCGGTTCTCATTCAGGCTGTTAACGAACTCAGAAAAGAGGTGGAGGCTTTACGTGACAATTCCTAGTAGCGGCCCGATCAGCGCATCAACCATTAACAACGAGTGGAGCAGAGGCACCACTACATCGTTCGCTCTATACGCTAATGGTAACCCGCTGATCTCCAAGGGTAAGCCTATTAGCTACAGCGACTTCAGGGGTAAGTCAGCAGACGCCCCTATCGAGTCAACGTGTCAGGGCGGTGCCTTTACTACCGCTAACGGCGTCAAGGTATGCACGTTCACCAACACCAATGCCACAGGCACGTTCACTGTCACGAAGGTTGCACAGGGTAGTTACGGCAACTGGGTTAAGTGGGTTGCTCTCGGCGCAGGTGGATCGGGCGGAGGCGGTGGCCCTCAGCACCAGACAGAGTCAAATGGCTCTAGATCCGGCGGCGGTGGCGCTGGTGGGGGAGCGTTATTTGCTCAGAAAACCCCTACTAACGGCATGACCTTCACAGGCAAGCCCGGCAAGGCTATGGGTCAGGCGGCTAGTGGTAACAAAGGCCCGAGCGGAATGCCCACAGCGGTCGGAGGAACTGGCATCGCAACAGCGAACGCGGCTGGTGGCGGTGGTGGTGGAGCGTATTTCTCCAAGAGTTCTACGGCGGCTTCGGCGGCTGGCCTCGCAGGAGGATCTGGTGGTGGTGCTGGTGGTAAGTACGGCGCTTCTGCATCGTCAGGCGGAGTTGGCAGTCCCGGCAAAAATGGGGGTGGTGGCGGTTCCGGTGGTGCAGGCGGTGGTGGATCGATGGGTGCCGCTGGTACTGGATTTAAGTACGGATCTACTGACCAGCTTCGCGGTGGCGGAAAAGGCGGTAACGCAAAGACTTATTACACATACGGCGCTATCGGCGGCGGGGGCGGAGGTGCGTCGGCTGGTGATCAGGCTGGCGGTGCTCAGGGGGTTCCTGACGGAGGTGTTGGCGGAGTTTGTGTCCGAGGTGCGGCTAAAGCTACAGCGGCTTCAGGAAATGGTGCTGGTGGTGGAGGCGGTGGTGCCCAAGGTGGTGGTGCTACAGGCGAACCGGGTCGAACTGGTAGTCACGGCGTCATGAAACTTAGTCACCCAGTATAAGGACGAAGGAATAGACATGGAAAAGGTTAAAGTTAAATACGAGATTCTAGACTACAGGCCAGAGGCCGAGTGGATCGTTGTTTCGTTTGAGCGAGACGGTCAGGAGCCTTGGGTGGAGCAGTTCACGTTCCCAGACTTCGACAAGGAAAAGTTGCTGGAGCAGTTCGGCGCTATCGCGTGCCGACTGGCAGGTACATGGGATCGAATACCTAACCATCCCAAAGAACTGTCTCTGCCCTTGGTCGGCAACATAGAGGTAGACCCAGAAATCTACCTGCCCTACGAGCCTAACATCCAGCCAGACCCAGAGCCTGAGTGGGATCAGTGGACGCAGGACTGCATGTTGGGTGACGTGACAAGCCCGCTACAGGAAAGCATTCCGTGGGTCGTTGTTGACCTAACTGAGGAGCAGGCCGCAGAGCGTTTAGCGCAGGCGGCGTTTCAGGCTCGGCAGGATCGCAACTTCGAGTTGGCTATGACTGACGGCATCGTCTGTGCCCCTGACAGTACTGTCGAGGACAAAGCGCCTTGGCTTGAGTACCGGCAGGCGCTACGTGACGTTACCGAACAGCCTAACTTCCCGAAAGAGATCCACTGGCCAACAAGCCCGAACTACAAGGGATGAGCATCGTCAAACGCCTACCGGCGACCATGCAAGAGATCCGCTGGAACTACAAAGGTAGCGAGGGCGAGGTCAAGGCTAGTGACCGATATGTCCGTGACATGCGTCAGCTACATCGAGACGACTGGGATCTCGAAGGCTACGACGGGATGGCTTACGGCCTCCAGTACAAGCTAGATGATTACGGCTGGGGCAAGCACGGCGATATCTACAAGCTGAGTAAGGAGCACAGCGACAAGCGTGCTGACGGCGCTATCACGCACCTTGGTGACAACGACGTTGACTGGGACAGCGACGACCAGAGAGGTAAGTACTACTGGCTGTGGCTTGACCAGAGCAGGTATGACCGCACACCCGGTGCTATTGCAGTTAACGGGTGGTGGTACGCAGACCAACTCGGCAAATACAAAGTCAAGATGTCTCTGGAGACCGTCAACGACTGGGAACAGGACGCGATGATCTACGGTGGAGTCCTCGGCTTCAAGCGAGGCTATCTAGACGGCACGCGCTACGACTACATCTTAAACGGCGTAGGAGAGCGTCGAGAGAAAAATACAATTTACGAGTACGAAGACATCATCGATGTGAAAGCTGATTACAGGCACATGGTGATGACATTCACACTGTTTCAACCGGGTGGGTATGGCCGCAACGCCTATTCCCACGCACGAGTTCATAACGTAACGGTAGAGAAAATCTGATGAGAACTTTCGCAGTCATGTACAAGCCACCCTTCACTCACCCACGAGTCAAAAAGTTTCAGGCTCGTAGTTTTAAGGATGCACTGGCCAAGGCCGCTAGGAATATCGACGAAGAGTTTGATCCAACGAAGGCACCAGTGATGCTGGTTGATTTCTCAGAGGAACGAGCAGAGATGGTAGCCGACAGAGGGAACGGAAGAATGAGAATTCTAGAAGATGAAAATTACGGAGAGATGACCGACTTCACAAGGAGAGTGGTATGAAAACTATTATTGTAGGACTGGCGTTAGTTAGTTTTTTGGGATGCGCTTCGGCGGATCAGAAGATAGCCAGCAAGCAGGGCTATCGCAACGCGCAAGTAGAGGCGATCAAAGTACAGTCAGAGATGAGGGTGAACCAAGCACACGCTGAGGCTCTAGAGAAAAAGGCGATGTGGGAAGCACTGGCATCTGTGGCCAAGGCCAATCCAGAAGCGGCGTCTAACGTGGCTATCGTTGCCGCTGTCGCGGCCGCACGTGAGGGTGGGGATGGTACTGCCCAGCAGTCTACAGGCATGGCCCTGATCAAGACTGAGCGTGACGTTACTGCACTCGACTGGGCCAGAGTCATGACGGCTCCGGTACTGGGCACTCTGACTCAGGTAGGCATCGCGGCTGTTAACAGCGACCTCCAGAAAGAGATCAGCAAGAACAACCGTGACGTGAACATGAAGCAGGAGGAGAACCGAGGCAAGATCTTCGACGTTATCCCTGCAATCGCTGGAGCGGCTGGTAGCACGATCACGATGACTGACAGCACGTATGTCGGCAACGACTTCAACAACGATGAGCGCGTTAACTACGTTATCGGTGTAGACACTGGTGAGGCTGATGACCTGATCGACACGGTTATAGATGAGACATCCAGCTTCGGTGTGACCGATGAGGTTATCGACGACAGTGATGTTGATGACACTACCGACGACACCAGTGACGACTCTGTTGATGACAGCGATGTTGACGACACCACGGACGACACTGACGACACTGATGACACTACCGACGACACAGTCGATTGCTCAGAGCCTCAGTTCAGCCCAGCACCGCCCGAGTGCCAAGACTCATGATGGGTGAAGTACTTTTCGGTGGCCTCGTATACGCGCTCAAGGGCACGAGGCCATTCGTTGAACGTGGCTGGGTGAAGAAATGCACAGTCAAAACTGATTGGAAAGTAGTGCCGCGCAACAGCGTGGGCACGAGGGAGTGTGGCGACATACTCCTTCAACTGGAGAAGTGTAATGGGAATTGAGACAGGTAAGTACATTACGGATCTAGATGAGGGATGGCCAACGGCTAATGACTCGATCTCGATGGGCGATGACCACTTGAGATTGATTAAGGCGGTGCTAAAGAATACGTTCCCAGAGGCCAAGGGGCCGCAGGCACCCAACTACTACCCGGAACTGGAGCAAGGCTCCGTCATCCACAACGTGGCTGGCGAGTGGGCCGAGACGGACAGCGTCATGATCGACACGTCTGGCAACATCACCTGCGCGAACCTAACGGCAAGCGGCAACGTGGTCAGCCAGTCGGACGATAGGCTGAAGCATAAGATCGCCACCGTCGATGACGCCCTAGACAAGGTCAAGACTCTGGACACGTTCACGTATGTCCCTAACGAGGAGGGCGTGCATTGCGGTATGCCCTACATGGAGCAGGCTGGCGTCTCAGCACAGCAGGTTCAGGCCGTGTTCCCGCAGGCAGTACAGCAGACAGACAACGGATACCTCGCTGTGGACTACACGCGACTTTGCGTGCTCCTGCTAGAGGCCGTCAAGGAACTTTCATATAAGGTGGAGAACCAAGCGTAATGCTTATCAATGTACGCGGCATAGGTGAAGTCGGGGTCATATCTGATGTGGCCCCGTGGGATCTGCCGCCCAACGCACTGACAGACGGCCGCAACTTCCGAGTTGTGTCTGGCAAGATTCAGGCATCAGGTGGATCGCGTCTCGTGAACACTGATGGTGAGGCTAGCGGCGACATTGGCCACATCATGCAGAGCAATGACTTCGAGGGTAACAGTACGTGGCTCGTATGCACTGACAGCACCATCGAGAGTTACTTCGATCAGCAGTTCCACACGGTACTGAGTCTGCCCGGCGAGGTAGATGAGCACGCGTGGACTAGCTGTCAGATCGGTCAGGTCACCTTCATCAATAACGCGTCAATCAACCCGGTCTACTTTACTGACTGGGACGCCAACGCTGAGGTGGCCATCAAGCTACCTTGGGTATTCGGCGGAGACCTCTGGGAAGACCGAGGCGTCAACGCTCGTATAATTCAGTCGCACAAGAATTTCGTTTTTGCTTTAGGCATGACTGAGCCAGATCCGCAGACAGGTGCCTCTACCTACTACGAGGACAGAGTCCGGTGGTCGCACCCTTGCGATCCTAACGGCGTGCCTTACACGTGGGAAGGGCCGGACGTTGACCCGTCCAGCCTTGCTGGTTACCTGACACTCGGTCGCGGCGGCAAGATCGTCGGGGCAGAGAGCCTGCGTGACAGCTTCGTGATCTACAGCGAGAAGGCGCTAAATGTCCTGGACTTTACAGGTGACGCACTCGTTTGGCGCAGAAGGACTGTCTCACAGAACGCTGGCCTGATCGGTCGGGACGCACTGGTCGAGGTATCGGGCCGTCACTACTTCATCAGCAATGAAGACATCCTAG